TAGTTACCATAGATTACTTCCCTCCCCACGGGCGGGTGTTATCCCGCTCCCGTTTGTTTTGGTTCTCGATGATGATACGAAGATGCGTAATGTCCTCACTGAGTTCGTGCAGTTGCAGTGAACGGTATTGGTCTAGCTCGCTGACGTACCGTATACCAGTATTAATGCCCACTATGATAACAACGATTACTATTGCGTCTATTACCTTATACATTTTGATACTCCTATTTAAAAACCCAAAAATCATTACCAGATATACGTATCCCCACACCGTCAATTATCTTTTCGGGGGTACCCATTACAGAGAGTACGGACAACTTTTCTTGTACCCAATGCGGCAACTCTTCAACGCTGTCGTAGAACCGACACAACGGGTCTTCATCGACCTCTGCCTTACGTACTACACTACGTACCTCTATCACACCACGGCGTTCGTGAACTGAGTAGATAGATTGCCCTTCTGGGCCGAGTTTGTCCCACTTCTTGTAGTCGAGGGTTCTCATGCGGTGTCCCCCCCATACAAAAAGTACACGTTGTCGTTGATCTTTATACCAACTTCTTTTACATAAGTACAAATAGGCATGACGGATAACACAGACATCTTACCCAGAAGGGTGTCTGACATTTCAGGTAGGGTCTTGAACTTTTCGATCAAATTTTCATATTTATTATCGCGCGCGAGGTCATCAAGAGTTGTGCCAGTACTCGTGCTTGAGGGGGGGATATGACTGACGCCAAACCACGGTTGTTTAAGTCGCTCCGCAACAGTGACCATGTAGAAACACTTGTTGGCATGATTACGAAAATCTGCAACTTCTTGCTCTGCTTGTATGTATTTAAGCACGTCATCTGCATACGCTGCGTCAACAAACTTGTGTTGCGTTTTGTGTAAGTGCTTTAGTTCTCTTGACAATCTATCTGATATTACTCCGTAGCGAGCACCTGTAACCAATCGTACCGCATCGTCTAACGCCTTTGATAGGGCTATCCCGCTGCGTTCCTGCACATCCGTAGCTTCGCCTGCGGTCGCGGCGAAAATCATCCTTGCATCGTACACTTGCAAAAACTTACGAGCGTTAGCGACACCCGTTTTCAGTGACTTAGCTTTTGTTGTGTATTTCGATATGTCGATAATGTCAAGTCTATCTCTGTATATGTGTGGGGAGTGTACGTTGAACGTAGGTGTGTTGGGACCTACCGATATATCTAACGATGGGAGTTGTGCCAGTACTGCATCAACGGTATTGCGTAAGTCGCTGTGCGTTATAAACCCGCGCACATATGCTTCTTCGGGGTAGTACACGACACCTACACCACACCCAAGATGACCACGTTTTTTCCGCATTGACGAACGAAACGTACCTGTAAAATCTTCGTAGATTTTGACTTGTACTCCTCTCATAGACTTTTGTAGCTCCTTGGCGAACATGTAAAGTTCTGGCGAGGGAGTGAACCCGTCCGACGACGGCACAAGTAGCTCATTTGTTGTGAGTTCTGATACAGCTATGTGTGGGAATTTTTTACTCATGATGTATTTCCTTTTTTCCATTTAGTTTAAAAGTTACTGAACAGGAACTTTGATACCAGTTCCTTGTTTCGGGTAATGTTCGGCTAGTAGTTTACTAGTAGATTTCGCACGCTCTGCTAGAGCGCACTTGTCGTGCATAGTAAACAACTTAGTGTAGTCACTAGGCTTACCGCCTAGGTTGCGAGCACGTTCGGCTGCGCTAGGGACTAACACTATTTCCGTGTTGCATATCCTACACTTCATCGTCTTCCTCCTCTGGTTGCCAGTCCGCAGATACTAGGCGTAAGCCGCCGTACATGCCGCCGGTTTTCTTAGTGGTGAGCATAGTGTCAACTTCTTCTTGTGACACTGCGTCTAGGCGCTGTAACAATACAGTTAGCCTACCTAACACTTCCTCGTAGGTGTACGGAGCGACCATGTTGTTGTCCTCGTCGAACAACTCGTCGGGGTGTGTATCCAACACCAGACTACTCACGCACATCACGAACTCTCGATCATTCATTGCCTTGCTCCTGTATCTTTTTGTAGATTTCTTCACGGTGTATCGTAACGTGGCTCGGTGCTTCGATACCCAACTTCACTTGCTTGCCCGCCATACCTAACACGGTGATCTCAATATCATCACCGATAATTATTTTCTGGTCGGGGTGTCTCGTTAGTACTAACATGTTCTACTCCTTACATCTGCTTGGTTTGAATGTGCACTACTTTGCCTGTAGCAGGTTGTGCACGCGGGTTGTCTAGGACACACCACAATACGGGACTTGAGTACTTACCCCAGCTCCCGTATATGTAGCCATCTGTCAACATGATTACTGCTTGCGCTTGTATCTTGTGCTCACTAATGTACGCTGGCACGCAACACGGCTCAGTACCACCACCGCCTAACGGTTTAGTACTTGTCGCCAGTGTATCGAGTTGGGTTAGGTCGTAGGTCTCGTCGCCCACTACCACACTACCCCAGTACAACAAACGAACACGGTTCGGTCTGACGGTCTCGCATAGCGATGTTATCTCAGTCAAGAACTTAGTCAACTCGGCCTTACCGATTGAACCGGACGTGTCGATTGCCACAACTAGCTCGCCGACCGATTCGCTGTAACTGCTAGGGTGATACACACCCGTATACGCTAGTCGCTTGTTCGGTCGGCGGTACGTAGAGATGTCGCTACCAGAACACGTAGTTGACACGAACTCTCGAAGCAGCCTACGCCAATCTACTTGCGGCTTGACTAGGTCGGCGAGTGAGAGATCATCACTACCTAACTTGCGTGCTGCCATAACACCTTGACGTATAGCCTCATCGACCTGCTTACCTACCTCGGCTTTCTTGGCGTCGTCTAGCTCCAGTGTGTCCTCCCAGTCGTGTGAGTCCATCGTAGTAGGAACTCCACCAGCACCCGTACCATCACCATCATCACCATCATCCCCCGTACCGTCGCCCGTACCGTCACCCGTACCGTCACCCGTACCATCACCCGTACCATCACCCGTACCATCATTGGGCTTGGGCACGCCGTTCTCTTTAAGGTCAAGGAACACTTCCATCCAATCCATGTCGCGAAACTTCTCGTCGAACATACCGCCCTTGGGTAGTGTAGCGAAACCGTCGGGGTTCTCGTCAACAATTTCTAGGTTGATAACGTAGTCCATAGCGACGTTGGCTAACTGTTTTGCTTCTGGTGTGGTGCAGTGCATCTTGGCAAACTGCGACTTGCTGCCATGTGTCGGGTGCTTCCATGCCTTGTGCTTACACTCGTGTAGCATAAGTCCGCGTAGGTCACTGTCAGACAATCCCTGCACAAACTTATCACCGTAGAACTCGTTGCACCCGTCAGTCCCAGCGGTCGGGCACCAATCCACTACCTCGCGCTTGCCCAACATAAGTAGGCTTGCGAGCGCAGCGTACCGTGGCTTTCCGTTGTCCTCCCGCTTACGGAGTATCGCTGTAGCAGCTTTGTATATCCGTTGTTCTGAACTTAGTTGTAATAAGCCAAACATAATATTCTCCTAAAATATAATCATTTGGTTGAAGTTACTGATCAGTAACTTTGGTTTGTTTGCTTCCCTACTTATCAGTAGAGAACATGTACGCGTTTTCCATACACCATTGAGTAAACAGCTTGTTGTTAGGGAGCACGTCGTTTTGCTCGTAGTCCTCAGCGCGTGCGCCATTGACGAACATACCCTGCGCTTCCTTACTCAGCCGTACCATGTACGTCATATACGCATTGGCACATGTGCGGTCGAGCGTAGCGAGTAGTCGGAACACCACCATACACGTAGCACTGGCGTTGTCTGGTACTTTGGCATTGGTCGGGTCGGTCTTGATCGCTTCGAGCGTGGGTAGTTGGTCGGCGAGTGATACGAACGCCATCATGTCCATCGCTGCGGCTGCACCTATCGTACCAATCAGCGCACCTGCTAACGTGTCGTGGTCAATCGTACCGCGTAACTTGAGTAGATCACTGGCCGCGTGTAACGAGCGTGGTGTGGTACACGCGTCACGACCAACAGCTTGTGGGTGATTGATATACAAGTTGTCGTCGGGATTCTTTACATCCTCGAACGACGCCAACACCTGTGGAAACTCCTTGATGAAGCCCAACACAATCGAGTCCCAATTCTCGTTGACACCGAACGTGACAAGTTCCTCTGCGGTAACGGGCTTGACCTGTACTACGATCACACGATTGCGCGTGTGCGCCTGCATCAAATCGCCCAACCCCTCAACACCTTTGTTGGTCGTTGCGAACATTATGGTGTCGGGGTGAAACGCCTGTCCACATAGCTCACGCTCTAACATCACACCATTGAGCGGGTTCTTGAGTGACGGCGGTGCTTTGCCTATCTCATCAAAACATATTACAGACGGTTCGTTGAGGTGCAGTCCGAACTCAGCATTGGGTAAGAACTCGACACAACCCTTCTCGTTGTTAGGCCACGGGCACATGAGATCGCTCAAGTCCTTGTTGCTACAGTCGAACATGTTCCGACGCATGTCCATACGCTTGGCGATCATAGCCGCCATAGACGACTTGGCGTTGCCCATGAGTCCCTCAAGGATGATTGTGCGCTTGCTCCCAATAGCACAGATAAGGTCTACACACTGTTTGATGTTAAGTGCGTATATGTTGCTTGGTGTATTGCTCATAATGATTTTCCTTTTTTCCGTTGGTTGAAGTTACTGATCAGTAACTTTGGTTTATATATCTAACGATGGGAGTTGTGCCAGTACTGCATCGACTTCGCGCTTAGTATGCGCCCGTAAGTGAGGATTAGTTTTCAATGACTCGAACGTCACACCACGCATGGCACTGTCAAGACGTTGCTGTAACGCCGTCATCTGCGAGTCACCCGTGACGTTGAATGCACCCATGAGATCGACGAGGTCGGTCACGTTGCTGATCAACGAGGTTTTGAAGAGCTTGCTTTTCTTCTCACCATTGGCGCTCATCCGATACCCGTCAAGCCGCTCAGACATCGCCCCCAATACTTTATACATGCGTTCCCACACCGTATTAGCTGCGGTCTGTATCCTGTCTTGGTAGTGTTCGTTGTACGTATCGACGAGGTACGCTTTCGTCTTTGCGCCAACGTCCACACGAAAGTCGCCTGATTCCGGCACTGGCGAAAACGTAAGGCGGTACTCAAACTTGCGCCGCACCTGCTCAACTGACGGATACTCGTCGGCGATATACATATCACCTAGATTCGCCTCGGCTGCGATCTTGTGGAACTCGTACTCCTCAAGGAACGCATCTACTAGGCGTTCACCTTCGGCGATCAGTCCGGTCATTGTGTCGCAATATTCATCGAACAATGCCGTCGGTAACAGTTTGCAACCTGTTGACCAATCTAGCGTTAGCTCTTCATGCGTTGAATATATTACACCGTTGAACTTGGTGATCGCATCCAGACTGTCACAACCGGTTAGTAGGTTCTTGTTGACGGATGCTGCATCACGACGTGCGCCGGCATCTTGGTTGGCCTTGGCCGTGGCTTTCTTGTCCTTCTTGCGTGCTGTCCATCGCCTCATGGTAAGCTCAACTAGCGTGGCACTCGTTGATATTGACGGTGCATCTTGTGCGACTGTCTCGTCCGGTGCGGCTATATCAAGAGAAGATGTTGTGGTGAGCGCCGGTGTTGCGGCAGTCGTTGTGGTAGTCGCGCCTACCCAGTCAAGTTGCTCTTCGGTTCGGTTAATGTTGTTCATAATGTGTTTCCTTTTTTCCATTGGTTGAAGTTACTGATCAGTAACTTTGGTTTGCGTTGGTAGCGCCGAAGCTCTTACCAACGAGTGAGTATTATCTCATATATTACTAGGAGTGTCAAGTTTCTACAAGGTGTTACTAGGAGTGATTTGTGTTGATTTGTTCCTGACTGTTCATCAGTGGTGGTGCGTAAGTCATTGATAAACCTATTTTGTTCCTAAGTGACAAAAAAACGGGAATTGTATACCGGCGAGAGGGGGACTCTCGAACGCGGGAACTTTTGAACAAATCAGCCAATTTTACTACCAGATCATTGTTTTTTACCTATTTTGGAACAATGTACAATATATAAACTAATTGATTAAAAAATAGATAAATAGAGTAAGTAATGTACACGTAATAAGTAGTGGTAAGTAGAACCTAGTAGAACCTAGTAGCGAAAGTGATTTGTTCCAAAAAGAGTACGAAAAGAGGAACAAATCATGAACAAAATGAACAAATCAATCCTAGTAGAACCTAGTAAGTTAATGTAGCGCGGTCGCTTAAAACTGATGCCGAAAGTTACTGATCAGTAACTATTTATTATTTATTTGTCCCCAACGTGCCCCATCGCTGCTTATTTGTGTTATAGGCGCTACGCAGGTGGGGAACTGGTTTCAATGAGGTAGGTAAATTCTCGGTAGGGCGCTATGCAGGAAGGGAACTGGTCTCAAATTTGGGCCAAAAAAAAGGCGACCCCGAAGGGCCGCCCATTGTGTTACTTCAACAATTCCTCAATTTGTTTCAGTAGCTTGTTTATCGCAACTTCTTTACCAGCTAGTGGCGATGCATCCGGATCAAATGCGCCGATCTTTTCTTGCCATTTGGTGCACCATTTAGACAAGTCCGCTTTAGGGTTGGTAACTTTATCGACTTTAGACTTGTCAATCTGCCGGCTTTTCAGTCCCGCGGAGATGTTACCCATAAACCGCCCGTAGCCTTGCTGCAACTTCTTACGTGTAGCCTTTTGAGCATCGCTTAACCCGTTAGCCTCGGCGCGCGTGTAGGTCATGAGCTTTTGCTCAGTAGCCGTACATACCTGAGTGAGGTAAATAACCTTCATATCGGCGTGCAACGCGTCGGGGCCGGTACAGTCCTTTGTGCTTTGCCCTAAAAAGTCGGTATACAACCAACCGCTTGCGTGCAACGCGTCCATGACAGCCGTTTTAGTTTTAGCTGCGCGGTTGTCCGCTTTTGCGAAGTCCGCAACACGTTGAGCGTCATTGTCAGATAGAACCGAGATAAGGTTGGTCAATTTTGATTTAGTCATAATAGTGCGCCTCCGTTAGCGCGGGTAAAGTAAGTCAGTCTCACAGTGTGCGAAACACATCGCCGCCCGACTTGCTAACCAATATACAGTAGAATCTAATAAAGTCTAGTAGCTTTGTGTCTAACCTAATAACAAAAACGAAGTTACTGATCAGTAACTATGGGATCATGCGCTACGCAACTCAGGAACTGGTTTCAATAGAGTAGGTTGATTCGGACAAGGGGGCTACGCGGGCGCGGAACTGGTCTCAAAGAGGACGCTGTGGTAGCCGTCCTCCCGAGGGGTGGTTACTTATCTTCGTCTACGTGGCAGTCCCAATCCTTGTAGTTCGGCCAGTTGCCGGCGCGTACCATCTCGCAGTAGTGGTTACCTGCCTCGACCTCCGCTAGGTAGTCATCGTGCTGTATGTACATGAATAAGCACGCCATGATTACGGCTCCCATGATGGTGAAGTAAGTTCTCAGTAAGGTTACTTGCATTGTTCATTCTCCTCTTGTGCTATGAATGTTTGTACTTTTACCCGCGCCATAAGCTCACGCTTACCGATGAACAGTAGCTGGAACCTGTGGTTGCCTATTGGTTGAATGATCCAATCAGTAGGATCGTCCTTCGCTTCTCTTGCAGACTTAGCTTCGTATGCGGTCATGTTGTTCTCCTAAGTAGTCATCGCCTCATTGCGTTGACTTGGTAACCACTATACATGAGATCCTAGTAAAGTCTAGTAACTATCTGTCGAACCTAGTAGATATATAATCTCGTATGGGGGGCGGGGGGCCAAAACGCTGATAGCCAGAGGGTACTAGGGGGGTATGCCCCACTTCACAGCAAAATTGTAATGTATGTATATAAGTCTATTTTCCACGAACTAATTGAGTTTTTTCCGTTTTTGGAAGTACCCCCAACGTGTTTATATAAGGGATACCCAAAAATTTTTTTCGCACAAAAAGGAACCTAACAAAAGTTTGTCCCTAGAGACTCCTTGGTGTATATTGCGTTCGTTATCCCTAACCCGAGTGTTTTTATGGTTTTGTTAGTAGAACCTGAAATTGGAGTCCCGTACTCCAAAGATACACCCTATGTAGACCTAAAAGCGCGAGCAGAAGCTGCGTGCAACACGGCCTTACTGCTAGAAGAACATGGCATGGAGATAACGCCAACTAAAGAAGACACCGACACCGCCGCAGCCTTGGCTGTGTCGTATGCAGAAGACCCCGAAAAGACCTCCAAAAAAGTCAGTGTGGCAAAAGTGGCTAGTATGACCCCCGCCTCACTGGTGATGACCAACAATATCCTCCAAGAATTCGGCCATTCCGTAGCAGACAATGCTAAACAGATACGCCACCTAGTAACAAACAAACTGCTACTTGAGTCAGAGAACCCCGATGCCCGTGTAAGAATGCGTGCGTTAGAACTGCTCGGCAAGATTTCAGACGTAGGATTGTTCGCAGAGAAGTCTGAGATAACGATAACCCACCAATCAAGTGCCGACCTACGTGCCAAACTCCGTAAAAAACTTGAGAAGATCGTGTCCCCGTCTGAGGACATCGAAGATGCAGTCATTGTAAATGACGTGTTTGATATTAGCGAAGCCTTCGGCGAGGAGAACGAGGTTGAGTACGACGACTGACTTCTCCGATGACGAAATCCAGATAATGCTGGACAACCTCGACAACTATAGTGACACCGAGGTTGAGGAAATACACCGCATTGTTGACGAGCTGGACAGTCGTAAACTCCACCAAGGGGCGTACGACGACCTTATAGAGTTTGCCAAACTTATGATGCCGGAGTTTCTTGTGGGTAAACACCACCGGATTTTGGCCGATATGTTGATGGACATTGAGAGAGGGGACAAAGATAGGGTATGCGTAAACATCCCTCCTCGACACGGTAAATCTCAACTAGTATCAGTATTTTACCCAGCATGGTTTTTGGGGAGAAACCCCGACAAGAAAGTTATGATGGTATCCCACACCACCGATTTGGCGGTAGATTTTGGTCGTAAAGTGCGGAATATATTAGCCACCGACACGTACAAGGCGATATTCCCTCTAGTAGCACTAGCCAAAGACTCCAAGTCAGCCGGACGCTGGAACACGAGCGTCGGAGGTGAATACTACGCCTGTGGTGTGGGATCTGCGCTGGCCGGTCGTGGTGCTGACTTACTGCTTATTGATGACCCGCACTCTGAGCAGGATGTGATTAACGGCAACTTCGAGGTGTTTGCGAAAGCCTACGAGTGGTATACGTTCGGTGCTCGTACGCGCTTGATGCCCGGGGGCCGTGTGGCAATCGTACAAACACGTTGGCACATGGATGACCTGACAGGGCGCGTTATTAAGGATATGTCCAAGAACATACGTTCTGACCAGTTTGAGGTGGTAGAATTCCCTGCTATATTAGACATTGATAAGGATGATAAGGTTGTACAGAAACCGCTGTGGCCGGAGTTCTTTGATCTTGAGGCGCTCCTTCGCACAAAGGCGTCCATGCCGGCGTTTCAGTGGAACGCGCAGTACCAACAACAACCGACCGCAGAAGAAGCGTCTATCGTCAAACGTGATTGGTGGCGACTATGGGGAGAGGACACCCCTCCTTCTTGCGAGTACTTGATAATGTCCCTTGATGCGGCGGCAGAGACACACAACCGTGCGGATTACACAGCACTGACTACGTGGGGGGTGTTCTTCAATGAAGAGGAGGACGCGTACCAGATAATCCTGATAAACAGCATAAAAAAACGCTACGAGTTTCCAGAACTTAAAACGATGGCGATGGAGCAGTACAAAGAGTGGGAGCCGGATGCGTTTATCGTGGAGAAGAAAAGCGCAGGTATCGCACTCTATCAAGAGATGCGTCGTATGGGGCTGCCCGTATCAGAGTATACTCCCCATCGTGGCACAGGAGACAAATTAGCTAGGTTAAATTCTGTCGCAGATATTGTATCATCTGGGCTGTGTTGGGTGCCCGCTACACGTTGGGCGGAAGAAGTTGTAGAGGAGATCGCAGGATTCCCGTTCATGTCGAACGACGATCTCGTTGATAGTACTGTTATGGCGCTCATGCGGTTTAGGCAAGGTGGGTTCATTCGACTACCCACAGACGAGCCAGAAGACCAACAGTACTTTAAAGGCAATCGGGGCCAGAGGTTCTACTAAAAGGTAAGCATAATGAGTATAGAAAAAAGTTTATATCAAGCGCCGGAAGGCATAGACGCAGTTGACCTCGACGATATAGACGCCGCGGACATAGAGATTGAGATTGTAGACCCAGAATCAGTGACTTTAGATGACGGCAGTATGGAGATCACGCTGATACCCGACGCCGAATCCTCTGAGGGGTTAGAGTTTGGAGATAATCTAGTCGAACAGTTGAGCGAGAAACAACAGTCGCTACTAGCTAACGACCTGCTAGGCGATGTACAGGCGGACATTGACGGGCGCAAAGACTGGGCGGATACCTACGTCAAAGGGCTAGAAGTGCTGGGGTTCAGTCATGAAGATCGCACCGAGCCGTGGGATGGAGCCTGTGGGGTCTACTCTAACGTGTTGGCCGAAGCCGCCATACGGTTCCAAGCTGAGACCATGAGCGAGACGTTTCCCGCCGCAGGGCCGGTACGGGTGAAGATCCTTGGAGAAGAGGACAAAGACAAGATCGAAGCGGGCGAACGCGTTAAAGCGGATATGAATTATGAACTCACCGAGAACATGGTTGAGTATCGTCCAGAACATGAACGTATGTTGTACAGCCTTGGACTCGCGGGTTCTGCGTTTAAGAAGGTGTACTACGACCCCACTCTGGGCAGACAGGTCGCCTTATATATCCCCGCCGAGGAAGTTATCGTGCCGTATGGTGCGTCTACTATGGAGACCGCCGAGCGCGTGACCCACATCATGCGTAAGACCAAGAACGAACTCAAGAAGTTGCAGGCAGTGGGGTTCTACGCAGACATCGAGCTTGCCGACCCACAACCGTACCACACAGACATCGAAGAGAAGAAAGCGGAAGACGATGGTGTCAGCATAACTGACGATGATCGGTACACGCTGTACGAAATTCACGCGGATCTTGTCATCGAAGGGCTTGATGACTCAGAGGAAGACGAGATAGCCAAACCTTATGTAGTGACTATGGATGTGGGCACTAATGAGATACTCGCCATCCGTCGTAACTGGAACGAAGACGATTTATTAGAGAAGAAAAACAACTATTTTGTACATTATGTGTACGTTCCGGGGTTTGGATTCTACGGATTGGGCCTTATCCACATCATTGGTGGGTACGCTAAGGCTGGCACATCGCTTATTCGTCAATTAGTTGATGCCGGCACCTTATCTAACCTGCCGGGGGGATTAAAGTCTCGTGGGTTACGCATAAAAGGGGACGATTCGCCGATTGAGCCGGGGGAATGGAAGGATGTAGACGTGCCGTCCGGAGCGATCCGCGACAATATCATGCCGTTACCCTACAAAGAGCCTAGTCAGGTGTTATTGGCGTTATTGGACAAGATTACTAACGAAGGGCGTCGTTTAGGCGCTATTTCGGACATGAATATCTCAGATATGTCCGCAAATGCCCCCGTTGGCACGACTCTTGCGCTGTTAGAACGTACTCTCAAGCCGATGGCCGCTGTCCAAGCCCGCGTGCATTACGCTATGAAGCTGGAGTTCAAGCTCCTCAAGCGCATAATGGCCGAATACGCCCCTGAAGAGTACGACTATATACCCGTACGAGGGGAAGTGTCCGCACGTCGCTCTGATTACGACATGGTAGAAGTCATTCCAGTGAGCGACCCCAACGCGTCAACGATGGCACAGCGGGTTGTCCAGTACCAAGCAGTCCTCCAGATGTCCGCGCAAGCCCCGCAGATATACGATTTGCCTCAGCTACACAGGCAGATGATAGAAACTATCGGGATCAAGAACGCTGATAAGATCGTACCGACTAAAGATGACGCTAAACCGACCGACCCTATCTCGGAGAACATGGACTCGCTGACGGGCAAACCTCTGAAGGCGTTTATGGCGCAGGATCACGAGGCACATATCACCGCCCACACCACGTTCATGCAAGACCCACAGGTTATGGAGCTTATCGGGCAAAATCCTCAAGCGAAGAAGATCATGGCGTCACTTCAGGCCCATATCGCCGAGCATTTAGGGTTCCGCTACCGCAAGCAGATGGAAGAAAAACTGGGCGCAACACTACCGCCACCGAACGAAGAACTACCCCCAGAAGTCGAGGTGGAGTTGTCTCGCTTGGTAGCTACAGCGGGCACTCAGTTGACCCAACAACACAAGCAAGAAGCCGCGCAGAAGCAAGCGCAGCAGCAAGCGCAAGACCCTGTGTTCCAGCTACAACAGCAAGAGATGCAGATCAAACAGCAGGAAGTACAGCGCAAGGCTCAGAAAGATCAGGTAGACGCGCAGCTTAAACAGGCTGAGTTACAACGTAAGGCTAAGAAAGACGTTGCTGACGCGCAGCTTGATGCTGCCGGCTTAGAGCTACAAGAAGCTGAGATCCTTATAGACGCTGAGAATAAGGGGGTTGCCTCCGACCTTGGTGCTGCCAAGCTAGAGCTACAGGAAGCGGGTATACAGATAGACGCCGCAAAAGATTACTTAAATAGAACAACTGGGGACGACAATGCCTAAAACCGTCTTTGACGTGCTAAATGACAAAATCGACGAAGAAATATCGTCTGCAAACGTATTTCTGGAAGCTGGTAGTCCCAAAGACTACGCGGCATACCGGGAAACGGTGGGACTCATCCGAGGTCTGAATTCCGCTAAGTATTACGTATCCGACCTTGCAAAAACCTATGGTGAAAATGATGACTGAAGAAGCTCAGGTAACAACTGAAGCAGATTGGGAAGCTCAACTTCCTAAACCCGTGGGGTACCGTGTGTTGGTAGCCCTGCCCGAAGTAGAAGAAACGTACGATAGTGGCATAGTAAAGCCGGAATCCGTCAAACATAGAGAGTACATCATGTCCATTATGGGGATTGTGCTTGATATGGGAGAGAGCGCTTACAAGGACAAAGAGCGGTACCCCGAAGGCCCGTGGTGTAAAGCGGGGGACTACGTGTTGTTCCGTATGAATACGGGCACGCGATTCAAGGTCGGCGGTAAAGAGTTTCGTTTAATGAACGATGACTCTATCGAGGCGGTTATTCCAGATCCACGCGGCATTATGGCTGTGTAACGAGGTATATTATTATGGCACGAGTAGAATTTGAGTTCCCAGATCCCGATGAAAACGAAGAGATCGAAATAGAACCTTCTAGCGAGATAGAACTAAACCAAGGGCGACAAGAAGTTACGCCCGAGCTTGGTGATCCAGTAGAAGACGAGATCGAAATAGAGGTAGTGGACGATACGCCAGAGGCAGATCGCAACCGCAAGGCTTCAAAACCTCCGGAGGAAGTAACCGATGAGGAGTTAGAAGGTTACTCTGACAAAGTTCGTAATCGGATAAAGCATTTCACCAAAGGGTATAACGACGAGCGCAGGGCTAAAGAAGCAGCCTTACGAGAGCGCGACGAGTTAGAGCAGATGACGCAACGTTTATTGGATGAGAACAACGGACTCAAACATGACGTGACCCGTAACCAATCTCAACTAGTCAAGCAAGCCCAAACGACCACGGAGTTAGAATTAGCAGACGCTAAGGTAGAGTACAAACGTGCGTACGAGGCTGGCGATCCTGATGGACTGTTAGATGCCCAAGAAAAACTAACTAATGCGAAGTTAAAAGCAGATAAGTTAGCTGAATTTGAGGCAAATACTTTACAGCAACAGGAAATTGATGTACAACAAGATAACTACGCCCCACAACAGGTACGGGAGCCGGACGCACAAGCAACAGCTTGGCATAAGGAGAACGCTTGGTTTCAAGATCCAGACCATAGCGACATGACCGCATTTGCAACAGGGTTGCATACTAAACTAGTCAGGCAGGGCATCAACCCGACTAGCCCAAATTACTACCAGCGTATCAATACGCGTATGCGAGAGGTTTTTCCGGATTATTTCGGAGAACCGGAAAAGAAAAGGTCGAATTCTGTGGTTGCCCCCGCTACGCGGAGCACTTCGCCTAAGAAAGTTAGGCTATCGCAAACACAGGTAAACCTTGCCAAACGTCTTGGGATAACTCCCGAGCAGTACGCCAAACAGGTTGCAATAGAAATGAGGAAAGACAAAAATGGCCGATAATCGTGTAAAGAGAGAC